CTTCTGAGATCTGGAAAGCATAAAGCTTGGCGGAGTCTGTTTTGCCGTTAATGATAGGCGTTTCCTTCGCCAACTCTTCGTTAAAGTTTTTCTGCTTGTCAGTCGCCTCTTGGGTGTTTCTGGTGAAAAGGTAAGCGGCGCCTGCAGCCACACCTGCGGCAAGAGCAATAGCGGCAAAGTTGCCAGTCAGAGCTGCAAATATGGCCTGAGCGGTATTTAATGCGACCTGGGCAGCGGTCATTGCCATAATCTTAAGCGCGATGGCACTTAAAGCCGAGCCAATAGCTCCCAGGTTGGCGATAGCAGCAGTGCCAAAGGTGACAGCCATGGCGGTATTCAATGCCCAGAAAAGAGGGGTAAGAGTCTTAGCATTGTCGCCGATAAACTTTAAGGCCTCGCCAATCTTCCCGATCAAGCCAATAATAATCCCAAATGTTTTCTCGACAGGGCCGCCCATGGCCTTATCCATCTCCTGAAAAGCATATACATACTGGCCAGCCATTGTAGTAATAGCTGAGCCCATAGCCTCAATTCTTGCCGAGAATGTTTTATCCATGTCCTCGGCAATCTGCTGGTACGCGCTACCCTTCTCGGTCATGAGGTCAAGGGCCGCAGCAACTTCGTTAAACCCGATCTGCCCCTCTTCAGCTAGCTCTCTAACCTGCTGAGTCGTGATCCCCAGGATATCAGCCAACATCTGATAGATGGGGATACCTTGGTTCGCAAACTGCATCAGGTCGCGAGTATAAGCTCTTTGGTTTGCCTGGATCTGGCCAAGGTTCCTTGCCATGTGCTGGAGCTCACCACCCGTAGCCGCGGCAACGATAGAGAGCTGCTCAACTCTCTCGGCCGACTCTTCGGATGAGATGCCGAAACCCATCATGATCTTACTGGCCTCGGCCACCTGTCTCACGTTAAAGGGAGTCTTCTTGGCAATCTCGACAAACTTCTTAAAAGCTGCGTCTGCAGATTCAACGCTTCCGGTAAAACCTTTTAACTGAATCATCAGGACTTCCATCCCGATGCCCTGCCTAGCCAGGTTTGCAACACCCCTACCAAGAGCGCGGATGGCGTCCAGAGCGATACCTGCCGCGATATTTGCCCCGGTGATCGACCGCTCCATGCCGTCGTCTACTTTGATGTCTGCAGCTTTATCCCTAGCCTCCTTCAGTATTCTCGTCAGTCTTTTCCATTCCCTACTAACTTCCTCAGTGCCGTTTTTGTACTTCTTGGTATTACTAAGCACCTCCTTGATGAGTCTAATCGAATTCTGAACCTCTCTAGGCGTCTTGCCGAACTCTCCATTTATAGCCTTCGCTGTATCCGTTAGCTTGTTACCAATACTTGTAGCATTTTTAAGCTCTTTAGCAACAAGCTTGTCACCTTCTAGCCTAACCGAAACAACAGTGTTTACATCTTTAAACTGCTTGTCCAGTGACGCGCCCGCAGTTTTTACTCCAGCATCAAAAGCATCAAAGAAAGTATTAATGGCGCTAACGGCCTGTTGATTGTCAACATTAAGGTCAAATGTTAATTGTTGACTCATTATGTGACCAAAAAGCTGCCATTAGGTTTCCATGAAAAAAGGGCTTGCTAGGCCCTCGGGTGTTTTTTCTCTAAGTACTGAGGTTAGAGGATCACTGAATAGACTGAACGGTGATGTGTCCTTTGCCCACACCGCCATCTTCATCAACGTCGATAATGTCACCAACCATAAAGCCTTGGCCGAAGCTGGTGAGTTGGACGCTGTCGAGGAGGGTAGGTCCTGCGACTGTTGCTGTACCCGCCAAACCGCTGCCTCTTTGTGTGGTAACTCCGTCGTTGTAACCAAAGGTAACTGCGACGCCGGAGGTGTCAGAAGCGGTGAAGGGGTTATCCGTGTTGAAGGCGACTTGAGTGGCGATAGCGCCAATCTTCTTGCCTTCGTGGATAGATGCAACGACTGCGGTGGCAACGCCAGGTCCGCCGTCTTCAGTGATTGTGAGGGTGTCGCCCACTGCAAATGTTGCGGGTGAGACGAGGACGGTCTCAAGGTTAACAAAGAGATCGCCCGCCGTAACACCAAATGCAGAGGCCGAGGTGCCCAGTTGATTAGTAACCGTGATAGGAACACCGTTGGTGTCCTGCATAGCAAACGGAGTAGTGTTGCCCACGGAGTTCATCTGGTACAAGGCACCTTCAGTACCTCTAGTCAGCTAAGCATCCAGGTCAAGGCCATAAGCGCCATAACCAGTTAGGGTGCATTCCCAAGACACAATGCTAGCAACTTCGTTAGATTCGCTGTAGCCGGTCAGGGTGCCGTAGCCGTACACGGACTCAGTTGTGCCGGTAGGTCCAACCCGAACGAACTTAACACGCAGGCTGTCAGCCACGGTGTTAGCTTCAGTCAAGCGGAGAACCTGGTAAGCAGCGTCCTTAAAGTCAGCCACGCCAGCAAGGGACAGGCTGAAGCTCTTGGTAGTAGCCACAGACTGGTTAAAGCCCTTGGTCTCGTCATCATAAGTATAAATGTCCTCAGAGCCGGTGTCCGTTTCCAGGGAGGCCGAGGTTAGACCAGAGAGTCGCAGAGGCTGGTCGGCAGAAGCTGCTACGGTACCGTCCATGTTGTAAGCGTTGCCCGCAACGGTAAAGATTCCGTTGGAGTACGAAACAGTAGAACTAGAAGCGTAAGCGCCAGAAGTGTCCAAGAAGGTTGCAGCATCAGATCCGACAACGGAACTAACACTCACAGAAGACGACTCTAGGGGCATGATGAAGAAATCATACCCGAAGGCCGCTGAAAAATTTGCCATAAGAGAAAGCGGAGAACCGCACGAAGGTACCTTGGGCCTTTGTGGGGCCGTTACTCTATGTTGCCTAAGGGCTAAATTATCGGCATATCAGAGCGGATTTGCACCTTTGTCTGGACCAGTGATCCCAGGCCATCTGCTGTTGCGACGGTTTCTAAGCTGTTGGAACCTAGGAACCGGCTACAAAGATGCTGAGCCACTGCCTGTAAATCGGATCCTTTAGCAGGCTCCCAAGCAATTAAGAACACACTCCAGGTAACAGAAACTCTTGCAGGATCGGCTGACAGGTATTCACTTTTTGAAATGTTTCCGGTGTCTTGGATAACACACTCAACACCTTGAACATTTCTTAAGGAAGGTAGGTCTTCACCAGCAGAAACTATTGACAAAGCAGTCGCAGACTGACCTGCTTTAAAGGAATATGTGCCTAAAAGCCCCGTAAATGTATTATCCGCTGCCAATACATCATAGATGACCTGTGCAGTGGTAGGAAATTGTTGTGCCACAGGCTTGAAAACGCTAGTCTAGGGTACCTTCATAGGTAGACTTAAGTCAAGACATACCACATGGAGGCCTCATGAAGCCCAAGTTTACGGTTCATTCCCGTGGTGCTGTCTTCACAATAATCTGAGATGCACTCCTCCCAGGACTACCTCCCCGTTTACGAGAGGGTTTCAGATTATCTACACAACATGTCAGCTTTAACTCGCGGCGAAGCTCGTCGCCAATGGCGCCAGTCAATTAAAGACGCCTGGAATAATCGTTGCGCCTACTGCGGAGCGACTCCTATCGTCGATGAAAGCCTGAACCTCACCATTGACCACGTAAGACCCAAGAGCAGTGGGGGAGAGGACAAGACCAGCAACTGCATTCCGGCCTGCCAGCGCTGCAACCAGGACAAGTCCAGCATGGAGTGGATTGCCTGGTACCGTATGCAGGACTTCTACACCATCGAAGGTGAATGGCGTATCCGTCAGTGGCTATCAGGAGGCCTAGAAAACTTCGGCCCCTATAGCGAAGAAGATACTCGGATTGTCGAGGAGTACGCTAGTCAGCTCATGGGAGCATGGCCTAAAGGGTAAAGCGTAACTTCATCCTCGGCGATCACTTTTGTATCGACCTTGGGTAGCATCAATACGATTCGCTGCCCTTGGTCATCTACAAACTGCCTTGGCTGCTCAGAGGCACTCTCCAGAGCAAGCAGAAGGCCTTCGTACCTACCGTTGCCCTTGTGTTCAGGGTGAAGCAGGATAGCGTCGTCAGCGACCAGAGCGACGTCTACGGGCACGTATTCAGCATTAGCGCTACCCTTGAATGAAGCAAAGAAGGTTAGAGCCCATTGAGGCATACGTTTTTGATCGATAAGCGTCATATACGCCGATCCATAGACATAATCCGGCCTATTTGCGCCCGTCATGGGCTTGTAGAAGCAGAAATCTGTGTAGGTAGGACCTTTACCTTTCTTGGGATCCCTGTTCTGCGATGCAATCATCGTCGAAACAAGCGCAATTGGACGCTCTGCATCATGCAGGCGCCCCTGATAGCTCTCTGACCCCCTAGTTATGGCAAGTATCACGTACTGATAAGGCAGGTTCGGGTACCGCTCGAAGGTAAAATCTGGATCACCTGGAAAGTAAGTCTTCAGTTGCCAGTAATAGTCATCGAACGGAATCGCCTCCCGTTTGCCTCCTACTTTTTTGCAGGGCCAGCCTTGGCGTTGTCGTCAGCGCGGGTCTCGAAAGCCTCAACAGAACGCAGGTCCTCTTCCTCGTACAAGACGAAGAGAGCGTCAAGCAGGTCAGGATGAAGCTCCATGGAGTCCTCTACGCTCCAGGCGTTGTCGACACGACACATCAACAGAGCAGTTGCTGCAATGATCTTAGTCTTATCTGTCTGAGCCTTTGCCGAGCTTGAGGCCATGGCAATCTGCTCAGTGTACTTTTCCAGCAGATCCTTATTGCCATCTTCGCTTTGCAGAAGCGCAAACACTTCAGAGACAGTCTTCTTCTCAAGCCTTGCGATCTCTCGCACAGCAGCCAGGAGGTCTCCCTGGTCACTCATATCAGCAGATGCCTGATCAACGATGGTCTTTTCAGCAACAGTAAGGTATCCACGCCTGATAATCTCAATAATACCAGAATCTTCGGTACCAATACGCTCAATAATAGGCTCCAGACGGGGCTGGACGACGAACGGCAGACCCTTCTTCTTGCGTGCCATGATCAGTGTAAAGCTGGTATATGGTACCTATCAACCCCAGGCCGTAGAAACGGCGTCTGCCATGCGATTAACAACGTCAATAGGCTGAATCCCATTCACCCCTCCTTCCATCACAGCCTTCACCCAAGGACGCCCCGGAATATACGAAGCTCTTAGATCTGCACGCCCGTAAGGTTGTACGTATCCGCCCTCATGCACCATCCAGGCATAAGGTGAAAGGTAGGCCACATTGAACGTAGTTTTGGTCTGCAAGAACTTGGTGGTAACTTTTTTTGAGGACTTAAGCTTGCCGGTGTCTACGATATTACGACTTGCGCCTGCAAAGCTCCCGTTTTTACGAGCAGTAGGCCGCGGCCAGCTCCATACAGACGCCTCTAGAGCCTCGTCAAGAAGCCTGGAAAGCTCTGTTTCAATAGATACGGCTGCAGAGTGTATACCCTTAGAAAGGGCCGCCAGGGCCGCAGCTCTCTCCTTCTTAGAAGCTTTTGCGCTTATGGACACCTTTGGCGTTTTAAATTCACCCCTACCGATCGCTTTTGCTGGTTTTGCCATTAGTTCTGCAGCTCCGTACCGGTTAGCTGAAGTTCAACGCCACCAATCTCTTTATAGATGATCTCGTCGATACCTACGCCGCCATAACGGCCACTAGAACGCTGGATCTTTGCTGTAGGCATCACAGGGTCCTGCCCAAAGCGGAACTGACACTCTGTACCTGTAGCCATCCACTCATACTGTGTGCTCACAAGCTGCCAGTGCAGCCCTGACTCGTCAGAGGTCAATAGATCCCAGGTGGGCGGCACATGAGTCCACTGGAGAGCATATCCACGGTAGTAGAACTGGTCACCAGAGGCTCCAGGCATCATTTGCCCGTCTAGCTGCGACGGAATCGGGACAAGTTTAGATCCTGAAGACACACCGCTGTACTGCTGGCGGTTCATGAAGGTCTTCAGTAAGTAGAAATCACCAGCGCCTTCTACCCAGCGACCATTCACCAGGCTGACAGGTCCTTGAAAGGGCACCAGAACCCGTGAGTTCTCATAAGGAAGTAGGGGAGACGCCATTCAGATGCCCAATCTCATCTAGTCTTCCAGCCATTAAAAAGCAGGGCTTACGCCCCGCGAAAAATTTTAATAGCTTAACTCGGGCCGTTGCCCTCGCTACGCTTTCCATCTTGTTCCAATACCAGTTCCATTGTCAATGAAAAGAAGGACATCTTCAAAGAATGAAGTGTTTCTTGTTCATGATAAGGTCTTGCTGGAGCACCTGGCCATTTTGCCAATGCTTCATTAACAGCATAAGAAAGCGCTCTAATTTCACGTTCTCCTATTGTTATATCATAGGAAGTCATTTTTTATTCCTGCAAATGCTGCAAGATTCAATCTCACCACTCAAATACTTAGCATATTGTGCATTCATCGGTCGAAATGCCTGGCATCCTTTACACCAAACGTCAACGACTTCTGATGAGCCAACTGTCTCCATGATTTTGTTAATTTCTGGGCTATTCTCGGGATGTCCGAAGGCCATGGTAAGTTAATCAAGGTTCAATGCAGTATTCCGATGAACCTTTTATGAGCGAATTAGACTAACTTGACCATAAGAGCCGGAGGTACCAGGTAAAAGGGCACCCAAACAAGAGCAGAAAGCAAAATAACGAGCAATCTCGTCCCTAGTTGCAGCTTTTTCTTGTGTTGCGCCAGAAACGCCAGAATTTTTGACTTCCCATTCGAGGACATCTGCTTTTACCAGTGTTTTACCTTCAGTATCACTAAGATTTTGTGTAGATTCTGCTTGATCAGCTGCTTCATACTCATCCAATAGTACCCTAACACGAGTTACAGCCTCAGGACTCATGTCCTCTAGCTGATTCATGCAATTTTGAGTACAATCTAAGACATACGTACCAAAAGGAAACTGTAAAGCTTCGATAATTCGCAGATCATCGCCTGCCACCCAGTTACCAGAAGTGTCTAAAGCCATGATCGGTACAATAACGAATCAAAGTTAGTCTTCCGAGCTGTTAGAATGGGTAAAACTACTGCTAGCGACATGGTTATTAAATCTTTAGCCCTATTGTTAGCAGTCAGATGCCAGCAAAAGGAAGCTGTTAAGCAGTTATTGGCTAATTTTTACCACCAAATGACGGCAAAAGAGGCTAAAACCTTTATGAACCGGTCAATTATGCTGTTGGAACCTAAAGAACGCGACTGGTTGCGTAACCTTTATTGATTAACACCATGGACCTTCAGAACGCTGCCAGAGAGCTGACCATACTTCAGCCTTGTCTTACCTATTACGAAGCCCTAGAGCTTCTCCTGGCTGCCTATAAGCGTTTCTTGCCATCCAAGCATCATGGCAGTGTCCTTAAAACATGCCTTAACATCGAATACAACATCCTACAGAGAGCTAGCGAGGCCGAATTAAGGGCCAGACTCAGCACAGCCTCCTTGGATAGATAAATCCACCAACAGGTCTGGAGCTACCACCACCTCCACTGCTCGGAGGCTTCTGCTCAAAT